TAAAGTTACTACTGATGGTCTTTCTTTAGATTTCTCTGAGGAAGAAGGAACTAACTTTGTTAAGAATAACATTACTGCTCGTATCGAAGCACAAGTAGCGTTAGCTGTTGAGCAACCTGCTGCTTTAGTATATGGAGATTTTACTGCTGTATAGTAGATAATTAATAATACACCACCTCTATTAATTTAGGGGTGGTTATAAAACAACAACAATATGAAAGTGATTAAGCAATTTTACTGTATAAAAGAGAAGAAAACTTACTATATTGGCAATGAGTATAAAGGTAAAAGAAGCGATGTACGAGAATATTTAGAACAAGCCAATCATAAAAAAACAGAATCAAAGAGAAAGAGTGCAAAAAAAGCGAAAACAAAGAAAACAATAATTAACAAAAAATAATGGCATATACAGATATAATATCGTTAGATGATGCGAAGCTCTATTTAAGAGTGGATGACACTCAAACAGAAGATGATACTCAAATTACTAGAATGATTAACGGTGCTTTATCTTATGTTGAACGTTATACAAATTATATATTATTTGCAAGAGATAAAGAATACAGATTAATTGATGGTAAGGTGCGAGTGTATGACTACCCTATTAATAGTGAAGTTACAAGCGATTTAGAGAGTTCTAACAAGACTTTACATACAATTTATACATTAGGCTCAGATAATAGCTTAATTACCTTAAACGTTGGCTATGTCAGTAATACCGACATACCACAAGAATTGATAGAGGTAGCTTATGAGATAATCGACATTTATTACTACGGAAAAGAGAGTGGTAAAACAATGGCAGATTTAAGCCCTTTAAGTAAAGATGTTTTAAATAATTACAAGAGGTTTATACTTTAAACAATATGAGGTCAAGAGTATTTAATGAGAGAATAGAATTTTGGGGTTATATTGGTATTTCTCACGATGGATTTGGAGGAACACTTAGAGGTGTTGGTAAATACAAAGATACTTGGGCGAAAGTTGAGAATGTTAGTAGTAAATCTAGTAACCTAACAACAGAATTTGGTATATTAGACGCTAGTAATAGTATTATTGTTACAATGCGTAAAAGAATAGACCAAGAAGTTGATCCTAAAGTATATTTTATTAAATGGAGAGGTGATAATTATATTATTAAAAGTCAACCTATAAGTATAAATGTAAAGGACACTACGATTCAATTTATTTGTATAAGAGAAAGGGAAAAATAAATAATGATTAAAATTAATGTTCCAAATAAAAAGAAGTTTGAAAATGCTCTAAAGAAGCACGGAAAAGAGGTTGAGGTAGAGGTTGCTAAAATTGTAGAAATAACTGCTAAACAAGCAGAGGGTACTGCAAGGTCTGAGGCACCTATTGATAATGGTACTTTAAGACAAAGTATAAAAGCAGAGCCTATTACTGATTTAACGTGGAAAGTTACAGCTTACGCACCTTACGCAGCTTATCAAGAATTTGGAACAAGAGGTAGAGTTAGTGTACCTAGTGAGTGGATTAATAAAGCTTTGCCATTTAAAGCTGACCCATTAATAAAAGAAACTAATATAACACCAAAACCTTTTATGTATCCATCTTTTGTAGAGGCTAGAAGGAATTTTAATAGAGATTTAAAAAATTTATTTAAAGATTTAGCAAAAAAGTTTAATAATGGTTAAGAATTTACCAGATAAGTGGATAAGAAAAGCAGTTTATGATGCTATAAATGATATTGTAGTTGATAATGAAACGATACCGTGTTACGATTCAAGGGTAACAGGTAATCCACAAGAAAAATATACAATACTATCAACTCAGACAAATGGGGTTAATAAATCTAATAAATGTGAATATCAATGGGAGAGTAGTATATTAGTAGAAGTTATTGTTAGAGAGAGATTAACAAGTAATGCAGGTTCTAGGTTATCGGCTGATAATATTATGAATAGTGTAAAATCACAAACAAATAACTTAAACTTAGACATATTAAGTAATCTAGAAATTGTATCACAAATCCAAAGTTTTCCTAATGATATAGTTGAGGATACTTCTAGTGATATTGTTTATAGAAAACTAATGAGAATAGAATTTTTAATTAATTAATAATAAATAAAAAAAGAATGAGTAATTTTATTAAAGGTGAAGATTTGATATTGTACGTTTGGGACAGTTCAATATACAGACCAATAGCGTGTCTGACTTCAAACAGTTTAAGCCAAACACAGAACATTATTGAATCACAAACTAAATGTAATCCTGGTCTTGTTATTAAAGACGCAGGTACTTCAAGTTATGAGATTTCAGCAGAAGGTCAGTATATAGATACTACTTCCGTTGGAGCTGAGGTAACTAAAGCATCTCACGATTATTTAAAAACGATTATGGGGACAGAGATTACTTGGAAAATGGATTCGGGACTAGCAGATACATCAGCTTATTTTGGTACTGCTATTGTAGGTGATTTATCTTTAGACGCACCAGCAGGTGATGATTTAGCAACATTTAGTTGTACATTAGCAGGTAGTGGAGTAATCGTAACTACTGATCCAGAGGCATAGTATTATCAAATCAATAAAAAAAGCAAAAAGAAATGAAATTAGTAATAAAAGAAGTAGAGTATAGTTATTCATTTGGTCTAGGATTTCTAGGGGAATGTTTAGAGAATTTAGATTTATCGGTTTTTGAAATTGGTAAGAAATTAGATAGAAATCCTTTTAAATGGACACCTATTTTAATGTATGAGAGTATTAAGTACACTAATGATGGGGAAATAGATATAACCATCAAAGAGTTTGTTAATCAACTAGACGAAGATGTAAATGGTGCTAAAGTAATGAATGAATTTTTAATTGCTTTCGTAGCTAGTTTACAAAAAGACGTTCCTAAACAGGAAGGTGTCGTAGAAAATAAAAAAGCACCAAAAAAAAAATAGATTGGGGTGCTGATGTTATTTCTTTTGCTTTGATGGAACTTAATTGTCCAAGTTATAACTATGTTTTAGCTATGACTTGGGCAGAGTTCCAAATTAGAGCCTACGGTTACAATAGGATGCAAGAGAAAGAAGATTTAAGAACAAGGGAAATTGCGTGGGCATCTCTAATAGGTTCTCACGTAAACCCTAAAAAACTACCCAAAACAAAAGAACGTTTTTGGCAAATTGGAGAAAAGAAAAATACTACAATTAATGATAGTATTAAGGACAGAATCAAGAAAGCACAAGACGAATATTTTAAAAAGAAAAAAGAGTTAAATGGCTGATACTGGTAACAATATAGGTTTTGAAATAACAGCAGATGAAAAGAAGTTAAAACAAGGCGTAGAAAACGCTCAGAAAGCTTTAAAATCATTTATAACTAAAGCAGAGGAATTAGGTAGTGCTTTAAGGAAAAATGCCATAGAAAGTTCTAATTTAGCAGATAAACAAAGTCAATTAAAGAGTAGCTTTGATAGTGGTAGTATTAGTGCCGATAAGTACGAGAGGGAAATGGCAGATATTACTGCCCAAGAACAAAGATTATCAGCGAGTACTAAAACATTAAACACTCAATTAGCGAATACTAAAAGAAATGTTAAAGCTTTAGGCGCACCTACCGTTAGATTAGGGCAGAACTTTGACAAGAACGCAAATGCTTTAAATGGCAATGGAATACCTGCTATGACTTCGTTCTCGCAAATTATTCAAGATGCACCTTATGGTATGCGTGGTATGGCGAATAACATACAGCAAATGACTATGCAATTTGGTTATTTGAGTAAGAGTACAGGTGGAGCGAAAGGTGCTTTAAAAGCTATGATAAGTTCTTTAGCAGGTCCGGCAGGTGTTTTATTAGCTGTTTCTGCTGTTACTACTATTTTAGTTAAATATGAGAATCAACTATTTAAAACAAATGAAGAAGTAGATAAGAGTACTTTAGCAAATAAAAGGCTTAATGTAGCGTTAAGAGAACAGGCAGATTTAAGAAGGGACTTAAAAAGTGGAATAGATAGAACTGTAAAAATAAGACAAGCAGAGGCTAAATTAGCAGGTAAATCAGAGGAAGAACAATTTGCTATATTTAAAACGTGGCAAGAAGCAAGAATAGGAACACTTAAAAATCAATTAGATGAAGCCTACATAATAAGAAAGGGAGCTGCTGATGATTACGCTAAGTTATACAACTCATCTAATAAAGAAGCTAAAGATGCCTCTTTTAAAGCCTTAGAAGAAGCTAGAGAAAGTGAGTTAGCTATTGAAAAAGATTATAATAATTCTGTATCAGACTTAACTTTAGCTGTATTAAATGAGCGATTAAGAATACAAGAAAAGCAGAAAAACGCAACAAAAGACCTTTATGACGAGGGAGAGAAAGATGCTAAAAACTACTTCAAGAATTTAAGCTTTGGACTTGCAGGATTCGCTAATACAGTTAAAACTACTTTTAGTGGTATAGATTTATTTGGTGGAGATAAAGATGATGGTAACGGAATGTTAGGTGGTTATACAAGAACTTATGAGGAGGCTTTATCAAATATAGAAAATTTTAGAAATACGCT